GTTAAATTGACTCAGAAATGAGTGCACTTGCTGATCCTTTTCCAGCAATGCCTGTCCAAACTCCCTCACGTCAAAGAGAAAGGCTGGTTGATTATGTGTGGGAAGGAGCAATGAAATGTGTACACCATGATGTATGTTCCTGCAACTTGAGGATGATATTCCGCTCGGATCTTGAAGTTGCTCCGGTTTTAGTCCAAAGATTTGTGGAAAAACGAATGAGGTCTCGAGAAGAAATGATGGCAGCAGCACTTGTTGAAATGCAGAGTCTCTTTGTTATTAAAGGGGGAATAGTGATGCAAAAACAGAAAGGTCTGACTCAAGAGATGAAAATTCGAAATGCCATTCGTGCTACCGGGTATACCAATATTCGAGAAATCCAACCTCCAACGGCAAGAGTTATTTCTGCCAAAGATGACCCAATGCAAATTCCAGCGTTGGAGGTAGAGGTGGCAGCGCGTTCAGCAGATCAAATGATGTTTCGAGAAATGTACGGAATTGATAGATCAATGGGATGGTATTCTCGTCATGTGTTTGCTCCATTAAGGGAATTGTCTAATTATCGAGATGAAAGAAAAAAAATGTCAGATGGAGTCACTCCTCAAGTTCCCTCATTGCTGGCGATGGTTCTGAGTAGTCAGTCATTGTACAATAAGGCATTTGGAGGTACAAATAATCGCCCACATGTTGTATCAGCAATGAAAGGAATGGAAGACGAAAAGGTAGTTCGAATCATAGCAAAGCATGCTCGCCCAACGGATGTAATCACAGATACATTGAAAGAAGTGATGGATCATGTTCCTGAGGCGTTGGATTATATGTATTCTGCGATGGATACAACAAAGTATATGGGCACTTTTGAGCCGGTAGTAACAATGGAAAGAGTGAAAGACCTTTATTTGGGCGCCTCAGCAGGAACATTTATAGAAAATGCTCAAGTGAAAGAAATAACGCCTGAAATTAATCTGGAAATAAAAGCTAGTAAAAAAAAAATCCATGCTATAGAGCCTGTTCTCAAAGCGTCTCATAATTTTTGGACAGGGAAAGACCCCTTAGCAGTGATGTTCACCAAATCATGGAAAACAGAAACAAAATATGATTGGGTAGCTCAATTAGTAGCAGAAGCTTTTCATGGGTTTATGGGGAAAGCTCGAACTTTTGAAATAGGCAATATGTTTTACATCGTGCAGGAGAAAGTTTGTCAAACAGTGCGTATGTTAGTCGAAAGATGGAACGGCATTTGCATAGGCATGAAGTGGGCAGCTGGCGGAGCACAAGAGTTTGCAAAACAATTTTATGTTGAAGAAGGTTTAGAGTATCAAGTGAAACTAGACGATGGAGACTTTACAGCACTAGATCAAACAATCCATTATGTGTTTCTTCAACTCTTTTACACGATGGGAGGAATTTATTTTGATCCGAAACATGAACATTATGCGCTGATGGTTCGTATATTGGATTATGTTGCAAAGACGATTAGTGCAAGGGTAGTGCATTTGTGTAATAGAATGTGGGCATTGATCATAGGAGAAATGCCGACGGGAGCGTGGATGACGTCACACGGTAACTCATACATAGTTCTTTTGTATTTCTTCCTTTATTGTATAATGCAAAGTTTGAAAATGCCTCAATTGTTGAAAGAGATGTTTCAGCGAACTATGATATTAAAACTTATTCAAGCGAGAGTTTATGGAGACGATCATGTTAAAGGTCAAAAACGAAATCATGAAATAGAAGCTTATAT